AAAACCCATCAACATTGGGCCGTACGCTGAGTATTCACCAGTACTTCGCCACATTTGTTGCGAAATCAAGTTTCATTCAGTCCATCACAATCGCGTAAAGCGAAAGGCGGTAAGCCGCCATGGCTACATACACAGTCACTTTCAAGCAACTGCTAGACAACTATGCAGTGCTACAAACACTGACCGATACTGAAATAGAGGTGGGGCAATCCATCACTGTTGCCAGTGTTGCTGCACCCTTCAACGGAACCTTTGTTGTCTATGCCATGCCCAAGTATGAGTACATTGGCACAGACAGCGAAGGTGACTTGTTGTTTGACAGCAATGTCAGCATCCCTAACCAAGTTCTTTTTGCTTGTACTGGCACTGACGTCAATCGCATAGCGTCAGCTACTGGCACAATTACCTATACGCAGAACTGCACATGGGTAACAGTGGCGGAACTAATCACATATTTGGGCGTAGAAATTTTGAATCCGTCAGATGACTACACGCTTGCTACTCAGGCCCGAAACGCTGCTAACGACTTTGCGTACCGCCGCCGTCAAGAGGCTGGCTACTTTGACAGCCTTACTACTTCGCCGGGCCACGACGTCACGCTAGGCACGCTTATGTACGCAGCTGCACTATGGCGCGCTCGAGGTTCCGTTCAAGACACCTTTGCCACCTTTGACGGAATGGGCTCTGCAAGCGTCTCAGCGATGACACCAGTCATTAAGCAGTTACTGGGCATCCCACGCCCAGCGGTGGCGTAATGGCCTTTACAGACCTTCTCAACGAAGCCATAGATGATGTGGCAGCCAAGATAGCCACGGTGTCTGGTCTTAGGGTTGTAACAGATGCAACCAAGATTGTGCCTAATTGTGTCTTTATTGACGCCCCATCGTTCACGACGTTTGCTGGTAACGGCAACATCCTCAATGTGTCCTTCCCAATCAAAATCCTTGGTTCTGGCCCTGCTGGCCTGCCAGTGCTACGCCAGCTGCTAAGCACCACAGCAAAAGTCATCTCGAGCAAAGTCATTGTGATGAACGGGCAACCCACGGCCTACCTTATTGGTGGTGCCGAATATCCTTGCTATGACCTAGTAGTATCTGTACAGGCACAGACAGCGTAAGGCGAATCATGTACACAATCATTAGTTCAAGAATCGGAACACCGGGCGACAAGTTCGAGCCTTCCGAAGAAACCAACATTGACGCTCTCATTGAGGGTGGCTTTATCAAATCCGACAAAACCCCAACCAAATCTGCTAAAACAGTAGAAACATCTCCAGAGGAGTAAACCATGGCTTCAGCAACATACCTTTCAAACCCCGGCGTACTGATTAACAGTGTGAATCTAACGGATATGTGTACTAGCGCAACCGTACGAAATCGCGCCGAGGCTCTCGAAGCCACCGCGTTCGGAAGTACTTCTAGGTCATTCGTGACTGGTCTTTTCGACCAAGAAATAGTGTTGGATTTGTATATGTCCTATGCAGCGACTGAAACTTACGCAACACTTGCAGCTCTTGTCGGCACAGTTACAACTGTCAAGGTTGCAGTAACTGACGCTGCTTTAACAACCGCTACTGCGACAGCCCCCCGATTCGAATTAGTAGGAACTTACTTAGAAGAGCTTCCAGTCATCGATGCAACAATGGGCGAGCTAAGCACCATTTCGATTACGTTTCGCGGTGGGGTTCTCTCCACCATTGTTTCTTAACTAAAACACAAAGGAAACCCGACATGAAACTAGAACTACGCGCTGACATGGGCGAAGGCCCATTCACAGTAACCACCAACCTTTGGTGCGTAACCCAATGGGAACGCAAGTACAAGACCAAAGCGTCAGAGATGGCTAACGGTATTGGCATTGAGGACTTGGCTTTTCTTTGCTGGTCAGCTTGTCAAACCCACGGCCATGTGGTTCCGATTGTCTTTGACGATTTCATCAAGAAATTAGTCTCATTGGAAATTGCAAGCGAGGACACTGACCGCCCTTTCTCCGAGGCACCTACCGCCATTCCCTAGCGGCGGTGCTTATAGCCACAGGGTTCTGGCCACATGAGATAGAGTTCACCAGTGACGACCTCTCGACAGTCATCAAAATGATTAACGAAAGTCGGAAGTAATGGGCGTAGATGTAACTATGGAATTCTCAGGACTTAAAGAAGCCTTGAAGGAAATCAACACCATTGACAAGAAGCTGCGCCGCCAAATTACTCGTGACTTTAAACAGATTGTCCAGCCAGTTATCTTAGACGCCAAAACAATGCTGCCTTCTGGTGCACCCTTGTCCGGCATGGCAAGGCCGTGGGCAGGCAAATCAGGCGCAGACATTATGTCATGGTCAGATGCCCGTGTAAGAAAAAACATCAGTGCTTTTACCAACGCTCGAAAAGTTAAAGACACGCCCTTTGGCAATAAACAAAACCTTGGCGTATTCGGCATTAAATGGAAAAGTCCACAAGCCACCATTTTTGACATGGGCCGTGAAGGCGTTCTAGGCCAAAACCTAACCAACAGGTTTGGCAACCCTTCTCGTGTAATTTACAGGGCCTATGCTTCTGCTAGTTCCAATGTGCAAACACAAGTAAAAGAATTAGTCAATAAAGTGATGAAACAAACTAACAATGCAATGAGGATGAAATGAGCGTAATTCTTAACATTGTCTCGGAATTTGACAGCAAGGGAATAAAACTTGCTCAGCGCCAATTTCAGCAACTAGAAAAAACAAGCGACAAAGTGGCGTTTGCCATGAAAAAAAGCATGATTCCAGCTACTGCTGCGCTTACTACTTTGGCTGCCGTTGCCTTTAAAGCCACCAAAATGGCTAGTGACCTAAATGAGGAAACCAGCAAGGCACAGCAAATCTTTGGTGATGCCAGCGATTCCATCATTGCCTTCAGTGACACAGCTGCTTCAAAGCTTGGTCAATCCAAAACAGAAGCCCTTAAAGCCGCCGGGACATTTGGTGTTCTTGGTAAAGCAGCAGGATTAACAGGCAATGACTTAACAGCCATGTCTATCCAGTTCACCAAACTGGCAAGCGACTTAGCATCATTTAATAACACCAGTCCAGAAGATGCAGTTTTGGCCTTGGGCGCTGGATTGCGCGGCGAGGCTGAACCGCTTAGGCGATATGGCGTCTTGTTAGACGATGCCACTTTGCGCCAAAAGGCTTTAGACCTCGAGCTAGTTAAAAGCACCAAAGATGCATTGACACCACAAATTAAAAGCCTTGCTGCTCAGGCCGTAATTCTTGAAAAGACAGCGTTGCAACAGGGCAACTTTGCTTTGACTGCTAAAGACGCAGCTAATCAGCAACGTACTTTTACTGCAAAACTCAAAGACCTACAAACCCAAATGGGCGTTTTGTTTTTACCAGTCTTAAAAGAAACCCTTGACACGCTTAATGATTATGCAGATGTTTTAATTTATTTAACTTCAAACACTGACAAAGCCAAAGATTCCACAGGTAAATGGCTAGACCGATTTGTCAAACTCGCCACGATTGTGTTGCCTTTTGCGCAAGTAATGAAAGGCCTTGGCATTGTTGTCGGCAAAGTCAATGAGTATGTAGGCAACCAAGCCGAAGCGCTTAAACAGAACGAAAGAGCCACCAGTCGAGTTACTAACAAGATTCAAGAGTTGGCTGGCTTTGAACAGTTACTTCAAACCAAAGTTGATAAAACCACAACTTCAACAAACAAATCCACAGAAGCAGCCAAGAAAAAAGCCAAGGCTTACGAAGATGCTCAAGAGGCTGCACTAAAACTTAGGTATGAAGTTCAAGAACTTGCTGATGCTTTGCGTGAAAGTCTTAACACCAGACTCGAAGAGGCCGTACAAAAACTTGATGACGCTCAAGGTGCTTTTGACGCTTTTGGCAAGGGTGTCGGTGCAGCAATTATTGGCTCTTTTAACTTTGGTAATGCACAATCTGAAGCAGCAGGCAACGCTGACGAATTGAAAAAAGCCTTGGCAAAACAATCTGCTGCGCAACTTAAAGTTAATGAGGCGTACAACAAATGGAACGCATTCCAAGACAAAGACAACATGGATGCTCTTATTCTTGCGCAGGAAGAACTAGCCATAGCCAGTGGTGAAGTGGCTGTGGCTCAGGCTAAGCCAATGACATTTTTTGACAGCCTTGCAAAACAGGCCGACAAGGCTAAAAAGTTTGGCGAGTTAGTCAGCAGGCTTATTGCTGGTGGACTATCTGAGACTGCACTGTCACAGGTTTTAGCAGCTGGCGTAGATGGCGGCACTGCTATTGCTGAGGAAATTCTTGGCTCTGCTGATGGTGTTCTTAAAGCCAACACGCTTACACAGTCAATGACTGACCTTGCAGACAACATGGGTAAACGTGCAGCCGCTAAGTATTACAGCGCTGGTGTTTTGTCAGCCACTGAGTTTCTGAAAGGCATTAACGACACAATTAAAACTGTTGAAGTTGCGCTTAAAAAACCAAACCTTGACCAAGTAGATGTTATTACTGCTGCCGTCGGCGCATTAACACCTGAAGAAATCACGAACATACAAACTGAAATTGGGCGTTACTTGCAAGGCGCACAAATTGGCATGGGCACTTTAATGGCTGAAGGCGGCGTGGTGACTCGCGCTACAACTATTACGGCAGGCGAGGCCGGGCCCGAGGCGATAATTCCTCTCGACCGTCTTGGCTCTATGGGTATGGGTGGTGGCATGAATATCACTGTCAATGCCGGGCTTGTATCTACACCAGACCAAATTGGGCAGGATATTATTCAAGCAATTCTTAAAAGCCAGCGAAGGTCAGGTGCCGTTTTTGCACCAGCCACAGGGCTGTCATTGTGAGCGCACCAACCATTCAAGTACTAGTCGGGTTTCAAACCACAACAGGTTTCGGGCAACCCTTCCAACTGGATGATGCTGTTTATGGATTGTTAGATACAGGCACCCTTGGCGGTTTAGCCTTTGCTGACCTCACGAACCTTGTGGAGTCCGTGAACATCACTCGTGGGCGTTCACGCCAGTTAGACCAATTTAACGCTGGGACAGCCACAGTAACTTTTAATAACTCAAGCCGCATTCTTGACCCCTTAAACACTTCAAGCATTTACTACCCATATGTGTTGCCACGTTGCCCTATTCAAATATTGGCTAACGGCATCCCCATTTACACAGGACTAATTACAGACTGGAATCTGGACTACGACATCGCGAGCAACGGCGACAGAATGTATGCGGCCTGCTCTGATGCTTTTACCGTGTTGGCTAACACAACCCTTGTGGC